GAACGTGAACTCGGTTACACAGTCAGCCAGGCAGCTGAAAAGATGAGCAACGGTTCATTGGATGTCATTACTTGTATGCTTTTCAAGGCCGCCAAGGCCCAAGGGGCTACAAAGATGCCAAACCAGCAAGCCTGGGTAACCAATGAGTTTGAAACCTTTGAGGTGGTCGAGGAAAGCCCAAAAGAGAGTTAAGGGATGGGCTGGTGCGGCTATCAGTATCCACCGGCATTCCCTTGGCTGATCTTTTGAACTGGTCGCTCGCAGACATTAACACAGCATTCACGCTGATACGAGAGAGGAATGGACATGGCTGAAACAAGAACTACAATCACAGTCAGGCCAGACCTTGCCGACTATCGCGGATTACTTAAAGCGCTAAACGTGATGGACAAGGAAGCCCAAGTCGATCTTAAAGATGAGGTTTACTCAATAAGTGCTTGGACTGCTAAAGGTATCGAACAGGCTGGTTTTGCTCACCCGTATTATCCAAAACAGGCGCGCATTGTGGCTCAAACCGTAAGAGCAGCTAGAGATCGTGTCCCAACTGTTTATGTAGGTGGTGGCAAAGGTCGCGTATCAGGTGGCGCAAACGCTGGCCAGTTATTGTTTGGAAATGAGTTTGGTGGGGATCGCAACGCGTTTGGCAATTCCAACGCATTCGCAAACGGCGGTTACAGGTTCCCGCCTCGAACATCCCGAGAGGGTCGCGGCAACACAGGTTACTGGATCTTTCCTACTCTTAAGGCAATGCAACCAGAGATTAAGAAAAAATGGTTTGCGGCGGTTAACAAGGTAATGGACAACTGGGCTAGGACACCATAATGGCTGACGTTAGAACACTTAAACTTTCATTACTTGCCGATGTGCAGAAGTTTCTTTCAGGCATGGACAAGGCCGACAACGCCACTAAGTCTTTCAGTGGTCAAATTGGCAAGTATTCCAAAGCAATGGCCAAGTCTTTTGCAATCGCTGGCGCAGCTGCTGGCGCGTATGCGATAAAAATTGGCATAGACGGGGCTAGGGCAGCCGTTGAGGATGAGGCCTCACAAAAGCAACTTGCTGAAGCATTAAGAAACACTACGCAAGCCACTGATGCACAGATCAAGTCAACCGAGGCTTACATTACCAAGCAACAGTTGGCCTTTGGCGTAGCCGATACCAAGTTGCGCCCGGCACTGGCAAACCTTGCCCGAGCCACCAGCGATGTAGGCAAGGCACAAGAATTAACCAACCTTGCCTTAGACATTTCCGCATCTACTGGCCGCGATCTTGAAACAGTATCCCTGACTCTTGCAAAGGCTTACAACGGCAACATTGGTGCGCTTACAAAGTTGGGCATTCCACTTGATGAAAACATCAAGAAAACCAAAGATTTCAACGTAGTCCAAGATGAACTTGTACGGTTATTTGGTGGCGCTGCCAAAGCCAATACCGAAACTTATGCTGGCCAGTTGGCTATCGTCACAGAGCGCGTAGGCGAACTTAAAGAGTCCATTGGTGTGGCATTACTGCCAACCATGAAAACCTTGCTAGAGGAAGTCAACAAAGTTGCCAAGGGATTTAGTGGCGAAGATCCAGAGGGTTTAAGCAACCGCGCTAGAGAACTGGCTGGTAACTTTGAGGGCGATGGCGCATTTAGTTTAGGTGGCGCGTTGCGTTCAGTTGCCGATGCTTTTGGCAATCTATTTTCAACTGTCACAGACGGCGGTCCCGGTGCTGCTAGCATGATGGAACGTATCGCAGCATCACTAGAAACAGTTGCCAACGCAATCAACTCCATCTCGAATGCTTACCAAGCGGCACTCCCTGCATTGCGATTTATTCAAAATCCGCTCAACATAAATCTTCCAGAGGCAGGATTTACGCCTCGACCAAAGGCAAGAGCAGCTGGTGGATCGGTCATGGGTGGTCAAGCATACCGTGTTGGCGAGTTTGGCCCTGAACTATTTGTACCAAGTGGCTCGGGATCGGTTCGCCCTGATGCCGGAGGCGGCCAAAATGTGACCATTAACTTGAATGGCATTGTCGATGCAGAGTCTGCTCGCCGATCGATCGAGAAGCTGCTACAAAACAGCGCAAGGCGTACTGGCCCAATTAACTTGGTCGGGGCTACATTGTGACCGAATACACCCCTTATCCAAAAGTCATTTTTGCTGGGGTCAATGAGTATGCAGACAACACAATCAGCAATATTGCAATAAGCCTTGGCCGCCGTGACATTTACGAGCAAGCCAATCCCGGCATAGCCAATGTGCGCTTGTGGACTGATGCCGATACTGCCCTAAATGTAAACCTGTCGGATAGCGTTGAGATCCAAATCAAAGACTCAACCAATGCATACCAAACTATCTACACTGGCATCATTTCAGATTTAGACATAACCCTAGATGCTTACGGCAGTGACGGCTCAATAGCCATTTACAACATCACAGCTGTTGGGCCTTTGGCTTTGGTAAACAAACACACCACAGGCGCGATCGGTTACGCCAAAGAGTTTGATGGTACTCGGGTGTTAAACATTTTGTCGGATGTATTTCTGCAAGACTGGACAGAAGTGCCGGGCGATTTAACTTGGGATGCTGTGAGCAACATCGCCACATGGGCCAACTGGGATGGATCAAATATAAACTTGGTTGATGATCTAGTGGCTGACATTGATACACCCGGCACATACGAACTGGCGGCTTATTCTGATGGTTTAACTAATGCTTTGGCATTGGTTCAGTCGGCGGCTCAATCGGGTCGAGGATTCCTTTATGAAGCCCCCGACGGTTCATTGCATTACGACTCATACGGTGCAAGATCGGTCTATGTGCCCTTGACTTTAACTGCCGATGACTTACTTGCAGCAGGTTTACGACAGGCCGCCCAATGGTCAGAAATTGTCAATGATGTCACTGTTACCTATCGCAATGGTGGCGAGGCCTATGCAGCTGATTACACAAGCCAGCAATCCTTTGGTCAATTAGCAGGAACTAGATCAACTACCCTGCACAATGGCGCAGATGCCGAAATTCAGGCCACAGCATTTTTAGAGTCCCGGGCATTCCCTAGGACTTACCCAGAGGAATTGACCATTCCAATGCACAGCCCGACGGTTGGCAACGCCACTCGGGATGCTTTAATTTCAATGCACGTCGGCTCGGCTATCTACACACAACAATTGCCAGCAGTATTTGGCACAACCTTTGATGGTTTTGTTGAGGGCATGAAATGGCAGATTGACCGTTACACGGCTGACCTCACCCTCGTTTGCTCGGCGTTGTCCGAGACATACCCACATAAAGTATGGTTGCAAATCGCGCCTACGGTAACTTGGGCAAGTTATACTCCAAGTACGGAAGAATGGATGGATCTATAATGGCTGGAACTACTCAATACTTTGGGGTTACTTATCCCACAAGCACTGATTATGTTAAGGATGGCGCGGTTGCGATTGAGGCTGTTGCCGATGGCTTTGATGCCGCTTTGGCAATACCCACATACAACACACAAACAGGCACAAGTTATACTTTCGTGCTGCTCGATGCGGCCAAGGTGACCACATCCAACAACGCATCAGCTGTGACTTTTACAATCCCACCACAAGCAAGCGTGGTATGGACTACTGGCGCAACCCTTACAGTTGCCAACTACGGCGCAGGTGCGGTGACTATTGCAGGTGGCGCAGGTGTTACTGTTACAAACTCAACATCTACAATTGCACAATTTGGTAGTGCTTCAATTATTCGCACAGCTTCTAACGCATGGACGGTAATCCCTTTTGCTGGCGGGGCTGCCCCTTTAAGCGATAGTGCAATCTCTGGCACTACGGGCAGTCCCACAACTGGAACTTACACAGATGGCGGAATAAATTACAAGACTTATTCATTTACAGGATCAGGTTCAATCACACTAAGCAAGGCTGGACTTTTAGATATTCTTGCAATCGGTGGTGGCGGTGGATCAGGTTGTCTTACTGGTGGCGGTGGTGCTGGCGGTCATGTATATCAAACAAATGTTTACTACCCATCAGGTGCTACGACAATTACGGTTGGTGCTGGCGGTACAACTCCGGGAGCAAGTCAGGACATTGCTGGACGTGGTGGAGATACTATTGCTGGCGTCGTTATTGCTGTCGGCGGTGGCGGTGGTGGAGCGCAATATGGAGATATTGGTGGGTCAGGCGGTGGCTCAGGAAATGCAAGTTTTCTTGCAGTTGCAAAAGCTGTTACTGGTCAAGGAAATAATGGTGGCATTGCTACGTCTTCTGATAGTCGCGGTGCTGGCGGTGGCGGTGCTGGCGCAGTCGGAGCAAATGTTAGTGGCATAAATGGAACTGGCGGTGCTGGCGGTGCTGGTCTAGCAAACTCTATAACGGGAACTTCAGTTACACGCGCAGGCGGTGGCGGTGGCGGTGGTCGCGGTTCGGGTAACGCAGGCGGTGCTGGTGGCACTGGTGGCGGTGGTGCTGGTGGCGATGCAGATGGTTCACCTGCTGCTGTGGCTGGAACTGCTAACACTGGTGGTGGCGGTGGCGGTGGTGGTTTTGATGGCACTGCACGAACTGGTGCTGCTGGCGGTTCAGGAATAGTAATTATTAGAGTGAGAGCATAAAATGGCACATTTTGCAAAAATCGAAAATGCTATTGTTACACAAGTAATTGTTGTAAACAATGAAACGATAAACGATTTACCGTTTCCCGAAAGTGAGCCAATAGGTCAAGAGTTTATTGCATCACTTGGACTTGATGGCACATGGCTTGAATGTTCCTACAACAATAACTTTCGCGGTGCTTACGCAGGCGTTGGTTATTCATGGGACGGCACAAACTTTGTAGCACCTGTAATAGAGGTAGGGGATAATGGCATTACCGATTAAAAATGGCAAGATAACCACTGCCTACAAAAAGCCAGGCAAAATGTGGTCAAAGGGCTATCACACAGGCGTGGACTTTGCTGTGCCAGTTGGCACACCAGTGTTGGCAGTAGCTGACGGCAAGATCGAAAACGCCAACTGGGGCAAGTCTTATGGCAACCAGGTTGTGCAAAAAGTTGATGGTGGCTGGGTAATCTATGCACACTTAAACGCAGTACGAGTCAAGCCAGGCGCGACGGTTACAAAGGGCCAAATCGTTGGCGAATCAGGCAACACAGGAAACTCATCAGGGCCGCATCTACATTTTGAGATGCGCGACAACATCAGATGGTCCGCAGGAAAGGACCTTGATCCGAAAGCGATCCTTGGAGCATGAACAAAACAAAAAACATTCTGCTACGCATGGTCGCAGTATTTGCAGCCAGTAGCCTTTCAGTCGTAGGCGCATCAGCTGTGGCGGGTGTCGAACCAGCCAAGGCAATCATCATTGCTGGCATTGGTGGCGTAGCCGTAGTAATCGAGGGACTTGCCAGGGCATTTCTAAAGGATGGCAGCCTGGATGATGCCGAGATTAACGACATCTTTACCGATGCCGATAAAAAACTAGAAAAATGAGCCAACTTTGGAAAGTTGAAAGCGGAAAGTCTAAGCAGACAATCGCGCCAAAGACTTGGACTTGGGTTGAGTATCCAAAGGGAATTGCTTACAAGGTCGACAAGGCTGGCCAGTGGGAATGGATCACAATCTTGCGTGTTGAATTCAGCAAGGGTGGCTCGGTACTGCGTGGCCGCTTTGGTCGTTACCCTGGCACTGACAAACTTGATGAAACTGGCCATGATGATAAGAACATCGGCGGCTGGGATGGCAAGGTTTATCATCTGCACTGGTCACACACCATCGACTGTGATCCGTCAATGCCGGTGGGCTTTTGGATCTGGCATGATTCAGCTGCGCCGATAG